ATGCCGCAGCTGCAATGTCCAGCACCGCCGCGCCAACCAGCTGCAGCACCGAGCTTGATGCAGCCACCACCGCCCGCAACGCACTCGGAGCGTGCAGCAGCCGATACACAGACGTGGCTGGAGTGGTTGACCGGCTCGCCATCCAAGTGACCGGGCTGCAAGACCACGTGCAAATGCTCAGCACCACACCCGAGGTGGCCCATGATTTTTGAGTTGACGCTGGGCAATGTGATCACGTTGGCCGCGCTGCTGACTGCAGCGGGTTGGGCGCTGGTGAAGATCATCACCAAGCAGCATGAAAAGCACCTGAACGCCCAATTTAAGACGCTGGACGATTCACTGACGGCGATGCGCCAAGCCCAAGACAGCAATGCGCAGGCCCTGCGTGAATTGGAGCGCCAGCTGCTGCAGCACGAAGTGGTGATGGCCAAAGAGTATGTGCGCCGCGATGACTACGTGCGCGACTTGGCCAGCCTGGGCACCCGCATTGACAACTTTGCACTGCGTGTGGAGCGGGCGCTGCAACATTTAGGAGAAGGCAAATGAGTTTGGACTATTCAAAAATTCGCCGCGAGGCCATCCGCTGGCACCTGCTGTCTGCGGTCAATCTGAGCCGCCCTGCAGGCATTTACACCGAGCCCTTGTTAGAGATCGTGCGGGCTGTGTACCCCGATGCCACCCACCAGGAAGTGCGGGTGAATTTGGACTATCTGGAAGAGCGCGAGATGGTGCGCATCACCAAAGACCCGATGGACCGCTGGAGCGTGGACCTGACCCGCACGGGCATTGATTTTGTGGAGTACACGATCGAAGCCCAGCCTGGTATTTCCCGTCCCAAGATCACGCAGGCCTGACCATGGCACCACGCAGCAAAGTACACAAATTGCCCCCTGAGCTGAAGGAGTGGCTGGACAACGAGCTGATTGCGCGTGGCTTTGGTGACTATGTGCAATTGGCTGCTGACCTCAAGGCACGCGGCGCAGAGGTTTCCAAGTCGGCCCTGCAGCGCTATGGCAGCCCGTTTGAGCAACGCATGGCCCAGCTGAAGATGGCGAGTGAACAGGCCCGCGCTTTGGTCGATGCTGCGCCCGATGAAGAGGACAAGCTCGGTGCTGCCGTGGTGCGCATGACGCAAGAGCGCATCTTCAACTTGCTGATGGAGTTGGAGGTGGACCCCGAAAAGGTGGACATCAACAAGCTCTTCAAAAATGCGGCCGAGATTGGCAAGGCCAGTGTCACGCACAAGCGTTTCTCCATGGAAGCCCGCGCTGCCATCGAAGCCGAAGCCCGCCGCAAATTGCTGGATGAGCAAAAGGCCAAGCTGGAGGCCATGGGCCACAAGTCAGGGGTGACGCCAGAGACCAAGCAAGCGATTCGTGAAGCGTTGGGGATTGTGTGATGGGTACATTCAAAGGCCGCGCCAAGTGCATTCCCAAGGACCGTGATGCGATTTTTTTGCCGTTTCAGTCGGCATGGATCAAAGACGAATCACGCCTGAAGCTGATGGAAAAGTCGCGCCAGATTGGCATCAGCTGGTCCACGGCCTATGCCGCCGATGAGCGTGCTGCGGCGGTGGGTGCGCGCTATGACGAATGGGTCAGCAGCCGCGACGACATCCAGGCCCGCCTGTTCATTGAGGATTGCAAGCTGTGGGCGAGCATCATGGGCATGGCCGCCAAAGACCTGGGCGAGATGGTGCTGGATGCAGAGCGCAAGGTCAGTGCCTATGTGCTGCAGTTCGCCAGTGGCAAGCGCATCCACAGCATGTCAAGCAACCCCGATGCGCAGGCCGGTAAACGCGGCAGCCGTATCTTGGATGAGTTTGCGCTGCATGCCGACCAACGCAAGCTGTGGGCGATTGCTTACCCCGGTATCACCTGGGGCGGCAGCATGGAAGTGATCAGCACCCACCGGGGATCGCACAGCTTTTTCAACGGCCTGGTGCGTGAGGCCCGCCACGGCGGCAACCCCAAGAAGATCAGTTTGCACCGGGTGACCCTGCAGGATGCGCTGGAGCAAGGCTTTTTGTTCAAGCTGCAGCAGGCCCTGCCTGCGGATGCGGAGCAGCAGGCCATGGATGAGGCGCAGTACTTCGACTTTGTGAAGTCGGGTGCGGCCGATGCCGAGAGCTTTGACCAGGAGTACATGTGCATCCCGGCCGACGATGACAGCAAGTTTTTGGAATATGGCCTGATCACGGCCTGCGAGTACCTGGGCGGCACCGACTGGCAGCGCCGGCTGCAAGGGCCTTTTCAGGGTCAGCTGTACTGCGGCGTGGATATCGGCCGAAAGAAAGACCTGACGGTGCTGTGGGTGGTGGAAAAGCTGGGTGATGTCTTCTACACCCGCCATGTGGAAACCATGGAGAAGATGCGCAAAAGCGACCAGGAAAAGATTTTGTACCCCTGGTTTGAAATTGCCGATCGCATCTGTATCGACGCCACCGGCCTGGGCATTGGCTGGACCGATGACGCCCAAGACAAGTTTGGTGAAGCGCGTGTGGAGGGTGTGACCTTCACGGCCCAAGTCAAAGAAAAGCTGGCCTACCCCCTGCGCGGTGCGATGGAAGACCGCAAGGTGCGCATTCCTGAAGACCCCAAGATTCGTGCCGACCTGCGCAAGGTGCAGAAGGTGACCACGGCGGCCGGGAACATTCGCTTTGTGGCCGAGAGCACGCCCGATGGCCACGCGGACCGTTTTTGGGCGCTGGCCTTGGCGCTGCACGCTGGCTCCAACCCATCGGCCCCTATTGAATACACCAGCGGCGGCATGCGTGAAAGCAGCCAGTCCTTAGGAGATTTTGTCCATGGCTACTAACAAGAACGCGGCGGATGCTGCTGCAGCCCGGCCTGAGCTGGACACGGAGTTTGCCAACCGCCTGGTGGACCCGTTTGAGACCCACTACCTGGGCATTTTGCGGACCAACGACCCGCTGCTGCTGGAGCGTGGCAACGGTGGTGTGGAGCTGTACCGAGATTTGCGCCGCGATGGCAAAGTGTTTTCAGGGCTGCAAAAGCGACAGCTGGCTCTGGTGGGCAAGGCCTGGCAGGCCGAGCCAGTGGACAAAGACAGCGCCAAGGGCAATGCCGATGCGGAAACGCTCACGACGATTCTCAAAGGGTTTGGCTTTGACCAGATGTGCAAAGACATGCTGGAGGCTTTGCTGGCTGGGTATGCCGTGGGCGAGGTCATCTGGACGGTGCGTGACAACCTGGTGGTGCCAGACCGTGTGGTCAAGCGTGCCCAGCGCCGCTTTGTGTTTGTGCAAGAGGATGCCAACACCCCAGCCCAGCTGCGCCTGCTGACCCGTGAGGCCATGCAGCGTGGTGTGCCGGTGCCCGATCGCAAGTTCATCGTGCACCGCGTGAATCCCGAAGATGACAACCCCTATGGCACCGGCCTGGGGCTGCAGCTGTTTTGGCCGGTGTACTTCAAGCGCAAGGGCGTGGTGGCATGGAACAAGCTGTGCGATCGCTTTGGATCGCCCACACCGCATGGCAAATACCCACGCGGGGCGGACAACAAGTCCAAGGCCACGCTGGCCGATGCATTGCGCGCCTTCAGCAATGACGGCTGGTTGATGACCCCTGAGGGCATGGACATCAGCTTGCTGGAGAGCAAGCTCAGCGGCAATGTGACCACCCAGCAGCAGCTGTGCGAGTACATGGATGACTGGATCGCAGAGATCTTGACCGGCCAAGAGCCCGCCCGCGCCAGCGGTGGGGCTGTGGCCAGCGCCAGCAAAGAGCGCCGCGATGTGCGCCAGGACTTGACGCAAGCGGACAGCGACTTGCTGTCGGACACGCTCAACAGCTCGCTGATTCGCTGGATCTGTGAATTCAACGGCCTGGAGCCGTGCCTGGTCTACCGCAATATCAAGGAAGAGGAAGATACCAAGTCCATGGCCGAGGCGGACAAAATCGTCTCGGAGATGGGCTTTGAGCTGGATGAGGCGACGGTGATCGCCCGCTATGGTGAAGGCTGGCACAAAAAAAGTGCCGCTGCACCCCCTCCAGTGCCAACGCCCGACGCAACAGCTAAAGGAAAGGCCAAGGATTTTGCGGAGCCTGTCACAGTCACGTCTGAGCCGGATGCGCTGGATGTGCTGGTCATGGCCGAGCGCGATCAATGGCACCCGGTGATGGAGCCGATGGTGGAGCCGCTGCGCCAGCTGTTTGCCAAGGCCAAGGCTCAGGGGATGACGGCAGGCCAGTTGCTGGACCAGTTGGTTCTGCAGATCGGCACCCTGGACACCGAACCGCTGGCGCAATCTCTGACCCGAGTTGCCACAACGGCCAGATTGGCCGGTGATGCTGGCCTTGCCAACGAGTGATGCCATGAGTGCTGCATCAGAATTTGCCCAACTCCACAAGCTGATGCCTGCTGGCGCCATGGCAGCCCTGCAAGCCCGTGGCCAGCTGAGCGTGAGTTATGCCTGGCAGGACGTGTGGCAGGAAGAGCATGGCCTGCAATTCACGGTCAGCCGCTTGGCCCGGCTGGATTTGCTGCAGGCGGTGCACCAGGCCATCGTCAAGTCGGTCAATGGCGATCTGAGCCGCAAGGACTGGATGGATGATATCGAGGCGCTGCTGACCCAGGCGGGCTGGTGGGGCACCAAGGCGGTCACTGACCCGGCCGATGGGGAGGTGAAGCTGACCACATTTGACCCGGCACGGCTGCGCCTGATTTATGACACCAACACCCGCCAGGCCTATGCCACCGGCTTGTGGGAGCGTGTGGAGCGTGCCAAACGCACCCACCCGTATCTGCGATATATCACTCGACGCGATGGCCGCGTGCGCCATGAACACGCGGCGTGGGACAACCTGGTGCTGCCCGTAGACCATCCGTTTTGGAAAACCCACTGGCCACCCAACGGCTGGCGCTGCCGCTGCCGTGTAATGAGCATGAGCCAGGCCGAGTACGACCGTGGCTACAGCATCGAACGCCAAGGGGCGGAGCGCGATGCGGGTGCCCAAGGTGTGTACAAGCGCTTCAACACCCAGGAGCCGGCGGTGCCCTTGCGCGAATATGTGAACCCACGCACGGGCGAGGTGCTGCAGGTGCCAGAGGGCATCGACCCCGGTTTTGCCTACAACCCCGGCCAGGCCCGCCAGCAGGCCATGCGCCAGCAGATTCAGAGCAAGCTGGCAGCGGCCGTGCCTGCGCTGGGTCAGGCGGCCCGCAATGCCGGCCTCAATAAGGGCGAGTGATGCTGGTCCTAGATATCCACAGCCAAGGCAACATCCGCGAGCACATCGCGCAGCTGCAGGCCAAGCTGGGTGACATGACCGAGGTGATGGCTGCGATCGGCATGGAGTTGGAGAGCCGAATCAGCGCCCGCTTTGAAAGCCGTACCGATCCAAGCGGAGATCCATGGGAGCCTTGGGCCGAGTCCACGATAGCCAGCTATCCCGAAGATGCCAACGGCAGGCTGCTCGATCGATATGGCGACATGCTGGGCAGCTTATCGCACCAAGTCACAGCCACCAGCGTCACTGTGGGCTTCGGCCAGCCCGTGGCCACTTACCATGAGTGGGGCACCAAACACATGCCCCGGCGCGGGTTGCTTTGGGCTGATCCTGATTTGGAAACGCTGAGTGAAGAGGATGAGGCGGCGGTGCTGGGCATCCTGAGCGCTTGGATGGTCTGATCTAATCTCTTTTCCAATGTGAAAGAGATTTTAGAAGCAGCCATCCCGAATGTTCCGCCGTCACCCCGGATCTTCCCAGTTATCTCGCCGCCATCTCTTTGTTTATCTCAGTTGTATTCA